TTAGTATTTGAATTACCTATGGAAGTAGCCATAGTTGATGAAACATTTGCAATACTTGTTGCAAGAGTTGATGAAACATTTCCTACAACTGTATTAATTGAAGTAATAGCATCTAAGTTTGTTTTTGTAAGTACAGACACTGCACCTATTACTGTATTGGCTGAAGTAATAGCTGCTACATTTGTTGCAATGTCAGCTTTATTAACTGAAGTTAAAACTGAAACTGCAGCTATATTAGTATTACTATTACCTATGCTTGTAGCTAATGCTGCTGAAGTTGTTGCTAATGCAGTATTAGTATTATTAATACTTGTAGCCATAGCTGCTGAAACTGTAGCTAATGCTGCACTTGTAGCGATAGAATCACCAACAATAGCATTAATAGAAGTAATTGCTGCTGTGTTTACTGATACTAATGCTGATACTGCTGCTACATTTGAAGCAGTAGGAACTGCAGTTCCACCCACAAATACATTTGTTGATGCATAAATATTTGCTGCTGATACATTACCTGTAAAAACTGCTGAAGTTCCACTTACTGGAACTGAAAAAGTTATTGCTCCTTGTGGAACAATTAAACCTGTTGAAACTGATACTGTGCCTAAAGATTGATTAGGATTAACATTTATAGTACCACTTGTATTTACAGTTGTTGAAGTAACACCATTAACAGTTGCATTAAGACCTGTTCCTGCAACCACTGCATTTACTGTACCACCTTCAGCAGAAGGAACATTTGTTAAACCTGAACCATCACCTACAAAAAATCCTGCTGATACTGTACTTACAATTGTTGCATTAGCTCCTTTTAAAGTTACTGCACTTACTGTTGTTCCTCTTATATCTACTGCACTTACAATTGAAGAAGTAATAGTTTTTGATACATCTAATGTTGTAGCTGAAACTACTGAAGCACCAAAGTTTTGAATATTAGATATTGTACTTGTTAAAGCAACACCTGTATTACTTGCAACACCATCATTACTAGTAATAGTAATACCATTACCTGCAGAAAAACTTCTTTTATAAATATTTGTACCTGATACAACTACATAACCTTCACCACCTGATATATCTGCAGTTGCATTTAAAGATGAAACAGTTGCAGTTAGGTTTACACCACCTATTGCAAAAGTACCATTAACATTTAATGTAGAATTTGAAAGTTGTAAAGGTGAGTCAACATTGTCACCTGACTGAATAGTCTGTAGAGATGAGGTTATCCCTGCATTATCAGAAGACTTAACTTGCATAAGTCTTTTATATGTATTAGAAATCTTTGTTCCAGTTAAATCAGGCATTATTTTTACTCACTATATTCCAAAAATTTGTTGTTGCTTCCCAATTAGTTTCTTGATTATTCCAACTTGTAAAAGATTCACTTTTAGGTGGTCTAGGGTCTCTAATTGTTTCATCATCTTTTAAATCTGGAGCTTTATTTTGTGGATGATTTTTTTCATCAAAAGCTCCATCAAAATCTGTAGGGCAAACCAATAAACCAAAACTATTTTTTTTCATAACATTATGAGGATACACGAATCCACATATGTCACATACTGCTTTTGCTCGTTTACCTACTGCCATTATATTGAACCAATCTTAGGTGTAATATATAATGATGCTCTTTCTTTATCTTCAGTCATTGCAAAACTAAGTCTTTCTTCATACTCAGCTTTTAAAAACTTTGCTCTTGCTTCAGATATACCTGGTCTTTTTAATGACATATAATATGCTAGACCAGTTGTTAATGCAGGTAAAAATCTTCTTGGCATATCTGCATTTTGTATTGCAGATTTATCTACATCCTGCATATAATCAATCTTTTCAATTTTTAATTTATCAGTATTTACATCTGATAATGACCACATAAATAACTGTACATTATCACTAAATCTTTTAATTGCATACTGTGAAGGTCTACCTGTTTGCCCTTTATTAGGTAGCTTCAACCATTCTTCATAAGAGATACGTGTCATCTCTAAATCTGTATTATCTCTATTTACAACAACTTGCATTACGTCACTTACATGACTACCTAAACTTACTGCAGTTGTACTTGAAGCAATACTTACAGTTGTTGTATTAGTTGTCCATAAACAAACACCTCTGTTTTGCCAGTCACTTAATATTAAATTAATTGACCTTCTTGCACTTCTAGGTTCTTCACCAAGAGTTACCTCACCACCAATCATCTCAGTAGCTTCTTGAATAACGTCACCTATTTCTAAATTAAAATTATATGAACCTGAAGGATTGTAAGACATTTAACCTCTCATTACTTTACCACCACCACGTAGTGCTTTACCCACACCTCTTAGTTTACCATTTCCTCTTCTAGGTGTAGGTAAACTTTCAATAACATTACCTAGTTTATCTTTTGGTTCTTTTTTTATGATGTTTTTTTGGTCAACTTTTAGTTTTTTAGTTTTTATAGGTTTTTTAATTGAACCAATTCTACGACCAGATTTAAATGGTTTATCTAGTTTTTCAATTTTATCAATTTCATTTTGTATTCCCTGTAACTTCATTTTAGATTCTGCTAAATCATTCATTTCAGCAGATTCATCTGGATGAAATTTTTTACGTGCTAACTTTTCTTCTTTAGCTACCTCTTTTTCAGCTTGTTTTTTTAATTTTTGTAATTGTTTTAAAGTTAATTCAGCACCTTTTTTTAGTACACCCATTATTTATATCCTTTTCCAAATCCTCGTAAAGCAGCTCCAATGCCTCTAGGTGCACCAACTCTACCACCAGATTGTAGTTTTTTAACTTTACCACCATATTTATAATATTCTAATTGTTTTTTTATTTGTGATTGTGATGGATAAGTTTTTTTTTCTAATTCTTTAATCCTATTATTAATTTGAGATAAGTTACCAAAATCTCTTTTAATAGCATTAGCTTTTAATTTATCTGCTTCATCAAGATTTTTTTTATTTTTTAAACTTTCTAAATATTTTTTTTGTGCTTTTAATTTAGCAATATTTGCATTTAATAATCTTTTTTTCTTAGGAGTTTTTGATGCTTTAGGAATCTTACTTTCAACTGCTATATTTTTTATTTCTCCTCTATAACCTTTTTCAGATTGACCAGTAACACTTCTTTTACCTAATGCATCTTGAGCTGCAGCAGTTGACCTACCAGGAAGATGCTAAACCTTTAGGAGTGTGTGTTTTTTTTAATTCAGCTATTACTGCAGGGTCATTTTTTGCAGTTACAATAGATTCTTTTTCAATTTTATTTCTTTTTTTTCTAAGTTTATTAACTTTTTTAACAGCAGCATTAAATGCCTTTTCTGCAACTTCACCTACACCTTTTATAAACATATATTTATCCTTTCCTTGCTTTTCCATAACCACGATAGCTACGAACTCTTCCACCTTTATTAAATGAAATACCACTTGGAAGATTTCTTCCTTGGTCCATTATAGGTGTGTCACCACGTTTAGGTTTTTCTATGGAACCTGTTTCTAGTTTTTCTACTAGCTTACCTGTTTTAGTGCTTTCTTTTATGTCTTCAGGTCTAATTATTTTTTGACCACTTCCTGTTCCCTTCATTGCCTCTAAGTCAGGTTTAAGTTTTGAAGGTCTATTTACCATAGTAACGTCACCATCTTTAGCTAAGATTCTATCTGAAGGGTCAAAGAGTGGTTTTTTTTCTTTCTTTTTATATCTTCTTGTAGGTAGTTTTGTAAAAACTTTATTAAGTATTTTTCTTATTTCACCTTTAGTTTTCTTTGCAAACTCAGGAATCTTTTTAACTTGATTAACTATTTTTTTTCTTTGCTCTGGAGTTAATTCTGTAAATTTTTTTCCAATTGTTTTTTTAATTACTTCTTTTACCATTACATTTTATCCTTATATAAACTTTTAATAAATGCAGTACCATCACTTAATCTACCACCAGATTTCTTTTTAGTTTTTTTTAATTCTCTTTTTTTTGCATCATCAATCATTTTAAGAATATTATCTGGAACTGGTTCTAATTTATTTTCAGTTCCTTCTAGTTGTTTCATTTTTTTATCAAAAAATTTTACAAGTTGTTTTGCAACTTCTTTTCTCATTGTTTTCTCCCTTTGTTTAATGAACCACCCATATATTTTTTTATAGCTTTTTCGTTTTCTTTTTCTTTACGTTTTATTTCTTTTAATTCTTCATCAGTAAATAAAGTTGCTGAACCTGCTTCTTTAGGCATGATAGCTTCAAAAGCAACTGCTGCAGGACTAAATAAACCTTTACCTAAACCTTTTAAAACTTTTTTAACTTTACTTTTTTTCTTTACACCAGGTTTACTTATCTGTTGTGGTATTGAACTTCTACTAATAACCATTAATTACTCCCATCTACTACTGTGTTATCTGCTCCTGCAGGACTTGCAGGTCTTGTCATATCGTCACGTCTAAATCTTCTGGCTCTGTTTCTAACAAT